GGTTACTCATTTAATGATTATGAGAACATATTAGGTTTTACAGCTTCTATTAGTGGAGCAAGAACAGGTGATGAGTGGAGAGCAACAATACAAAGTGGAAGTGTTGAAGTATGGCACGGAACTATTCAGGTTTACACATCAGAATCTAACAACACAGCTTATACAACACAAAACGACCAGTATGTTTCACACATTACTGACAACGAATATATAATAATGTAATATGAACAAAGGATACCAAAACTTTTCAGTAGTAAACTTAGCACAACAGGATGTACCTGTAATTAGAGAGGATGTAAAAACTCGATATAATTGGGTGCCGTTTGGAATTTATATGCAAGATGACTTCTATCCAGCGGTTACTGAAGCATATCAAACATCTACAACTAATGCAGCTTGCGTAGAGGGTATATCAGACCTTATCTTCGGAAAGGGATTATACACAAAGAATACTGCATTTACTGACCAGCTATCAAAGTTACTACCTCAGGAAGAGACTAAGAGGGTAATTTTTGATTTAAAACTTTATGGTAATGGTGCATACCAAGTGATTTGGAACGATGACCATACGAAGATAATTAAGTTTTATCACATACCTGTTCAAACTCTAAGAGCTGAAAAGATATATGATAATCCAAAGATAGAAAATTATTTCTATTGTGTTGATTGGTTTGATATGAAAGCACAGAAATTAAAGATTAAGATTCCTGCTTTCGGAACATCAAATGAGAAAAGAGAAATCCTTTGGGTTAAGAATTACGCACCTGGTAAGTATTACTATAGTATTCCTGATTGGATTTCTGCACTACAATTTTCACAGGTTGAGGCTGAGTTGAGTAATCTACATATCAACAACATAGAAAATGGATTCTTACCACTCGTAATGGTTAATATGAACAATGGTATTCCAGCTCCGGAAGAGAGAGATACTATTGAGGATTTAATTGAGAGAAAGTTCACAGGTACTCGTAATGCAGGTAGATTTATGATTTCATTTAACGATGATGCGGCTAACAAACCTACTATTGATACGATACAGATTGAAAACTTACACGAGAAGTTCCAATATGTTGCAGATTACGCACAAGACCGTATCTTAGTTGCACATAGAATTACATCACCATTACTATTTGGTATCCGTACTGCTAATAATGGATTCTCTTCACAATCAGAAGAGATGAAAACAGCTTATTCTATTATGCAAACAATGACTGTTAATCCATTCCAAAACTTAATCATAAACACAATTACTGCTGCATTAGATGAAGGTGGATATGAAGGTAGTGAATTATACTTTGAACAATTAACTCCATTGGCAATCCTAACACAACAGGCAGAAGAAACTGATAAGACAGTTGCTGAAGTAGAAGATGAAACAAACAAATCAATGGAGAATCCAGAAACGCAAGTTGAAGAAACAGATGATGTATCTCAAATGAGTTCAGTAGAAGATGATTTAAGTTTTATTAGAAATGTTGGTACTAAAAGTGCATTTTTTGAAAGAGAATATAAATAAAAATATAATATGAGCTACGCATTATTCATAACAAGAAACGATATAATTAAAAACACTCCATTGCAAGGTGCTATAGATGCTGATAAGTTATTACCATTTGTAAGAACAGCGCAGGATAAATACCTTTTAGACCTTTTAGGTACGGTACTATTCTACTACTTACAGGAGAAAATAACTGATGGAACTTTTAGTACTTTAGATGTTTACTATCAGGATTTAATGGATGACCATATTAAAAATACACTAATTTGGTATAGCTGTGTAGAATATATTCCATTCTCTTCTATCTCCTTTAAGAGTGAAGGAGCAGTTAAACATCTTTCAGACCAATCAGTTGCACCAGGTAAAAACGAAATAGATTACTTAAAGCAACAGGCACAACAAAATGCTGATTACTACGCGACTAGATTACAAAATTATCTAACTGCATATTCCCAAAACATTCCTCAGTATTTGGAAAGTATAGGAAATATGACACAGATTTATCCAAATCAATCTAACACATATTTTGGTGGTTTAAACTTATAATATATGGCTAATATAGTTAATGATAGTGGACAGAACTTTACTCTGTATTACAACACTTTAGATTATTTTAAAACAATAATGGGTAATCATCCTTCAATTGCATCTGCAACTCAGGGTGATTTATATGGTATTGATTCAAATGAGTATCCAATCTATCCATTAGCTAATATTCTTATTAGTAATGCAACATTTGGAACTAACATTACTACGTTTACTTGTCAATTGACAGTTGCGGATAAAGTTAAGTTAAAGAATAATGAATCTGTAGGTATAAAAAACGCACAGGTAATACCTTTCTATGGTACTGATGATGTAGTAGATATACACGCTAACACTTTAGCAATCATAAACGATTTAACATCATTTACACAAAGAAGTGTTGAAGCATTTGAGATTAATGGAGATATAGATTGTACACCATTTAGAGATAACTTTGATAATGGGTTAGCAGGATGGGTAGCTACATTTGATTTAACAACACATAATGATAAGAATCGTTGCCTATTTAACTTATTAGGATAATGGCATTCAAATACACATACAAAGGATTAGATAAGGTTGCTGAAGTATATAAAACATTAGCACTTAGTTTAATTAAAAATGGGTATCCTGGTTGGAAAAAGGCAAAATCTTCACCAACTGCAGCACCTTATGTTAGTGGAAATCTTTATAATAGGGTTAAAGATTATAATCAGGCTGCAAAGATGGCAACATATCGCCCAACTAGAAGTAATAAGAAAATAGAATTACCTCAGGTAACTATTTCACTTAACTTTGCACCACCTGGAGCTAGATATGGTGAGAGTGTGGAAAAAGGTACGGGTAATAGTAGTGGGGTTGGACCTAAACCATTTGCAGAGATAGCATCTAAAAACCAACAATTAAAGAAAGCAATAGATGCAGTAATGAGTGGTAATGATGGACCTGTAAACGTTTACTCAAAGATGTTAGCAGTAGATTTAGGTAATAGACTTAAAAAAGGTGGATTTGTAAAAGTATAAACCATCTAATAAAAAGAGTTCTTAGTTGGTTAAATATGTAAAGTAATTAAAATTATGGCTTTAACAATATTACAACTTCCACCTTCTGCTTCGCTAGCACAATCTCCAATCATATTTAGCGTATCATCTTCTACAGATGTAACGCAAAGTGGATTTCAGTATGTAAGTGACCTATTTTATTGGACAGGAAGTGAAGCAAGTAGTGGTAGTGCAAAATATACACTAACCAAATTCCCTAACTCATCTAATGTTGGTATCTTTGATTTTAGTAAAATACTAAACTCAACACTTACACAGCCTGCTATAGCAAACAAATCAAATGTAACCTTATTTAAGGGGGATTTCTATACACAATATTTAGTAGGTTCAACTTATGTGACGGGTTCTACTCATACTATAAGTGGCGTTTACAAAGCATTAGATGGATATTCTATATTTCAAGAACCAATCAATGGTGAAATATACAATAAATCTCCATTTTGGCCTATAATGAGTGATGGACCAGTTACTCAAAGTGTATTTGATTTTAATATTGGTTCTGGTAGTGTTTACGTGGGAAATGCGGGGACATCTTCTCCGACTAGGATAATCTATAGCGGAAGTAATGGCAATGGAATCGTGAACGTTTCTGGAAGTACAGCAACAACAGGTCAAATTGCTCAGTTTCCTATGTTTCCAGCTTCACCATCTTTTCCACTTTCAACTGCAGGATTAGATTGGTACACAATACAACCTTATAATGCAGGAACACCATTGGGTTCTCCTATCAGATTGGAAGTAACTTGTGTACAGAAGTATCCGAATGTAAGAATAATGTGGAAGAACAGATATGGACAGTTTGATTTCTTAAACCTTTACGGAGCATCTCAAAATTCATTCTCTACGGATAGAAGTGTTTACCAACCTCAAATCGGAAGTTGGGAAAGTAATACTTTATCTTATAATAATTATGATTCACAAACACTTCCTTATGTGGTAAATGCTAAACAACAATTAGTAGCAAATACTCAA